GCAGTTATAACTGAAGCAACAACAAACACTCAAAAAAGCGGATATGACATTTCAAATTATTTTAGTTTACAAATAGATAATGAAGGTGTTGTAGAAATAAACACTGCAACTAAAGATGATATCGGGTTATCTACACCAATGCTACCTGCAAAGTTAGGATATGCAGGTTATATATTTGCAGATTCTCTTGCTCCAAATGGTGCACCATTTAGTTTTGGAGTAGCATTTCCTGACAATGCAGAAAATTTAGACTATTTTTTAAGAACTGATTTTTTGCCAAATAGACTTTTTCAATTTAAAAATAATAAATGGATAAAAGTACACGATGTTAAACGTGCAGTCCTATACGGTGCTGATGAAGCTAATAACCTTAAAGGTACATTTATAAACAATAACAATTCTTCTGTAATAGGCGGTGAAACAGTTACAGAACGACAGGCACTATCTCAAGCACTGAAACCAAAGGCGGATAATTAATGCAACACTTTTATGACGGACAAGTAAGAAGATATGTAACACAAATTATGCGTGTCTTTGGTACATTTAGATATAAAGACGGCAAAGGTAACTTAACTACAGTTCCTGTGACATACGGTGATTTAACTAGACAAGTTGGTTCTATTCTTAGAGATAACTCTGAAAATAAAATACCAAGTGCTCCGAGAATGGCTGTATATATTACTGGCCTAGAGATGGATACTACACGAATTAGTGATAGTAGTTACGTCAATAAACTTAATATTAGAGAACGTGCATTTGATGCTAATAATAACGAATACCTGAATAAAGAAGGAAAAAATTATACTGTAGAAAGACTTATGCCTACACCTTATACATTGAGTGTAAGTGTAGACTTATGGACTACAAACACTGATCAAAAATTACAAATATTAGAACAAATACTTATGTTGTTTAATCATAGTTTAGAAATTCAAACTACAGACAATTATATAGACTGGACAAGTATTTCTGTGCTCAATATAGAAAATATTAATTTTAGTTCAAGAAGCATTCCTACAGGTACAGAGTCAGAAATTGATGTGGCAACTATAGGATTACAAGCACCTATCTTTATAAGTCCACCTGCAAAAGTAAAAAAACTTGGAGTTATAACAAACATTATAACGGCTGTGTTCGCTGATACTGGTTTAGAAGTTAATATTGATGAAACAGCATACGCCCAGTCTTTGTCTAGTGAACCTATACCGGTTAATGAAGATGTGCCAGATACAACAAAAGATGCATATCTTACAACAGAAGATACCCTAGTTACTACAAGTTATTTGAATTATGATATAGAAGTAATTAATAATGTAGCAAGGTTAATTCGTGCAGGCAAGGTCGGAACAGATACTTGGACGTCATATATGAATGCTATACCAACTGTAGTATATGAACCTGGCATTACAGAAATAAGATTACAAAGAGATAATGGTTTTGAAATTACAGGAACAGTAACTATTGATACAGCAGACGAAACGAGATTGTTATTAAACATAGATGACGAAACAACACCTGCTGACACTGTAATAACAGGACCTACAGGTGATAGAACTACAATTGATTATGTGATTGATCCCACAAGATACAACCCACAAACAGATACAAGCAAAGCAGGTTTGAGACTATTACTATTAGGACCAATAGGTGATGTTGATAACGTAGATGGTGCAAATGCATGGAAAAACGGAGATAACACTGATTTTGTTGCATCTGCATACGATATAGTAGAATGGGACGGCAATGCATGGCACATTATTTTTGATGCAAGCACTGTAACACAAGATACTTTTGTCACTAATTTGAATACAAATATTCAATACAAATGGACTGACTCGCAATGGGTCAAGTCTTGGGAAGGTGACTACTCAAATGGCACCTGGAGAATTGTATAATTAAATAATTAATTATATGAAGGACATTGTTTGCAGTGGTGCATTATTTTATACCTTAGACACAAATCGTTTTTTATTTTTACATAGAGCAAATAGTAAACGTTCTAATGTTTGGGGACTAGTGGGTGGTACTAACGAAGTTGCCGAAACTCCCTGGGAAGGATTGCGTAGAGAAATAGAAGAAGAAATAGGTGATATTTCAATCAAGAAAACTATTCCTTTAGAAACTTTTATTTCAAACGATACAAAATTCAAATTTCATACTTATCTGTGTATTGTTCCTAACGAATTTATTCCTAAATTAAACCATGAACATGATGGATATGCTTGGGTAAGTTTTACAAAATGGCCCAAACCATTACACTACGGTTTGCAAAATACATTAAACAAAAAATCAAATATAACAAAATTAAAAACTGTTTTTGATGTAGTAAACTTACTTGACAGTTGACAAAAAATAAAGTATAATAAAGCATGAAAGTCTTAGTTATTGGCGATGTAATAATTGACAAATATATTATCGGTACTTCAACAAGGTTGAGTCCCGAAGCTCCTGTTCCGGTAGTTGCTCAGCAAGACAGTTGGGAGCAATGGGGCGGCGCAAATAATGTGTATTTAAATCTAATGAGCTTAGGAGTAGATGTAGAGCTTTTAGACTTATCTCGGCCTAAATGCATTAAGACTAGAGTTCTTTGTGACGGACATTATGTTACAAGAGTTGATCAGGATTTTGAAACAGATGGCGATAAAACTCTTGAAATAATTCTAGAAAAAGATTTTACTGATTTCGATATTGTAATATTAAGTGACTATAACAAGGGTGTTTTAAAACATTCAAAAGAAATTATAAATCATTTAAACAAATATAATTGTAAAGTTATAGTAGATCCAAAAAAACATTGCAGTTTTTATGAAGGCGCTTGGTTAATAAAACCAAATAAAAAAGAATATGAAGTATTTGGCTTTAATAACTATACAGGAAATATAATTTTAACTGATGCAAGTGAAAAAATTACAGCAACTATAAACAATAAAGTATATAGTGTTATTCCTGAGTCTGTTGAAGTAAGTGATGTTACTGGTGCAGGTGATTGTTTCTTAGCAACTTTTGTTTACGGTTTGTCGCTTGGTAAAGACTACGAATCTAGTTTAAAGTTAGCAGTAAAAGGTGCAACAGAATCAGTCAGACACGTTGGTACTTACGTTGTAACATTAGAGGATTTACAGGAACGTGTTGTTTTTACAAACGGTGTGTTTGATATATTGCACAGAGGTCATTTTACTTTATTAAAAGAAGCTCGTGCATTAGGAGAAAAATTAATAGTCGGTGTTAATAGTGATGCTAGTACAAAGCGTCTAAAAGGTGAAGATAGGCCAATTAACCCGCAACAAGTTCGCAAAGAACAATTAGAAATGCTATCTTGGGTAGACGAAGTTATTGTATTTGACGAAGATACACCATACGAATTAATTAAAAAACTAAATCCTGATATGATTGTTAAAGGCGGTGATTATACTGTTGAAACTGTAGTCGGACACGACCTTGCTCCTGTAAAAATAATTCCTACAGTAAAAGGATTTAGTACAACAGATATTATAGAGAAAAGTAAATGAAAATATTAGTAACGGGACATAAAGGATTTATAGGGTCAAATATTGCCCTATATTTGCAATCAAAAGGACATGAAGTAGAAGGCTGGGAATATATGCCAAATGTTATTCCTAGTACAGAAGATTATGATTGGTGCATACATACTGGAGCAATTAGTTCTACTACATACACTGATGTAAATCAAATACTAGAACAAAATTTTGAATTTAGTGTACGCCTAGCTCAAGTATGCGAAAACTTTGGTACAAATTTTCAATATGCTTCAAGTGCAAGTGTGTATGGCAATACAACACACTTTACAGAGGACGGGCCGTTATATCCACAATCTCCATATGCATGGTCAAAATACTTGTTTGATAGATTCATAAACCAATTTATAGACGAATTTCAAATTACTATACAAGGATTTAGATATTTTAACGTATACGGTAAAAATGGAGAATTACAAAAAGGTGATATGGCAAGCCCATATACTAAATTTACCAATCAAGCCAAAGAAAACGGATTTATAACACTATTTGAAAACAGTGAAAAATATAAAAGAGACTTTGTTTGCGTAGAGGATATCTGTAAGCTACAGGAAAAAATGTTCGACGTAGATGCTAAAGGTATTTTTAATGTAGGTACTGGAAGACCTGTTAGCTTTCAAACTGTTGGTAGTGCTATAGCAAACAAATACGATGCAGATATTAGATATGTTTCTATACCCGATAATATAAAAGGCCAATATCAAAAGTACACTTGTGCTAACCTAGACAAACTAAATTCTGTAGTAGATATGAAATGGAAAAGTATAGAGGATTATATAAATGACTGAACCTACTAGATTACAAGGAGTTGTTCCTAAAGGCTGGGGATACGAACTTATTTGGGCAACCAATGACAAGTACTGTGGTAAAATTATGGTTTTTGAAAAAGAAGGTGCTAAATTCAGTATGCACTTTCACAGAGAAAAAGACGAAACTTGGTTTGTAAACGCAGGTCAATTTAAAGTACGCTGGATAGATACTACAAATGCAAAGTTATATGTAAAAGATTTAAAAGAAGGCGACACTTGGCATAATCCTCCACTACAGCCCCATCAATTAGAATGTATTGTTGCAGGTTCTATTACAGAAGTTAGTACACCTGATAGTGTCGAAGACAATTATAGAGTATACCCAGGAGATAGTCAAAGTGAATCAACCGAAAATAAATTGGAGTAACGATGTAAGTAAAAAAATGTCTGCTTACAATACTAAATGTGTTGTAGGTTTAGATAGAGACGGTACTATCAACGAAGACATAGGAACTTATATAAAAAATCCAGACGATCTAAAACCAATTAAAGGTAGCTTAGAGGCTGTAGCAAAGATTAGAAATCTCGGACACAAGATAGTAATAATTACAAATCAAGGCGGAATAGAAAAAGGTGTTGTAACACAACAAGAAGTAGATTCTGTAAATCAACAACTTATGGATTACCTAGGACAAGCAGGTTGTAGAGACATTAATGCTTTGTATTACAGTGCTAGTTCAAGAAAAAATGATATGTATGCAAGACCTAATACAGGCATGTTCAAACGTTGTGAGAAAGAAAATCCTGATATAAAATTTTCAAAAGGATTTTATGTAGGAGACAAATTAAGTGATCTTAAAGCAGCACACAAAGTAGGTGCTTTACCTATTCTTGTGCGTACTGGCTATGGCGAAAAAACAGAAAAAGAACTTAATAAGTTTGCTTACAAAGCAATTAAAAAACGTACAAAAATATTTGATAATTTATCAGACTTTGCTAACTGGTTAGAAAGCAATTACGCCTGAGCTTCACCCCATCTAAGTATAATTTTAGTATCTGTTGCTGTGCCTTTTGTTTTTGATATATTTATTGCAAGAACATCAGGCCCATTTGGATATGTTCCTCTACCACCTAAAGGTGTATTTGTAAGTTCTTTTAGTGTACTAAAATCAACAGTTGCACGTTCACCTGGTGTTGCAACAAATGAGAAAATAGTTTCTCCAGGCAAAGCGTATTCAGGTATTGTTGCGTTATAGATTACATTAGTACCACCACTCAATATTCCTAATGCACTATTATTGTGTGTAACTTCGTAATAATTTGTAGTTCCGAAATTTTTCTCTACTACCGAAGCAACAACTGTTCCTGCCGGATAATTTGTATCTGTACTATCAATAGCTGCACCTGTTAGTAATCCAGATGCTTCCCAACTAGCTTCAGTATAATATGCTACAGGACTCTGTTTTGTAGAAGTTGAAAATGTAAAATCTAAACTTAGGGTACCGGGTTGATAATCTTGGCCATCATTTGAAGCATTACCATCAAAAACTACTTCGTATTCTGGACCACCTGGAAATCCATAGTCAACTGGTCCTATTATTTGCGTAACTCTTCTACCATTAAAAGGAGCTGTATTACAAGTTGCACCTACTCGCAAACCTAAAGGATCTAAATTCGATGCATATACCCACATAAAAAAGTCTCTATTATTACCTCGTGCATCAACAACGTCAGAGTTTGTAATGCCTGATAATGTCATGTCACTTTGATATGTAACAGTTTGTGTTGTAGGGCCAGACTGGTTTGATACCCATGTTATAGCACCTCCTGATGCAACTTGAGCAAAACTAGGTTGTCCTCCTTGTGCTTGTGTGGACAATCCTTGCCATTGTACATCTCCTGGATTGAGGGGATAATTTTTTGGATTTAGAATGCCTTCGATAACAATACCACCTGTAATCGGGTTATTACTACCATCAACTCCGTCTGACGTAATTTCTAAACTTTGTAGTAGTAACTGTGCTCTGTTAAGAAGTTCTCTTTCTCCTAGATCTCCGATTAGTGCATTAGAAACAGTAGGTGCCAGTCTAATCAAAAATGATGTAACTTTTTCTACTGATGCTTCTGCTCCTTCTGTGTATGAGAAGATATACCCTCTATCTTCATCAAAGCCGCCGTCTGTAAGGAATGCTGAACCCCAGTGACTAATTAGAGGTGTAATTGTTTGAGATATTAAAACAACTCCAGTTCTAGCATCATGAGCATCTGCTACACCGGCTGTATAAGATCTATCTGCACCTGCTTGGAAATTAGTAAATGTTGCTGATCTTGTGCATCCTGTTAGTGTATGAGTAGCATAGTCATTTCCGTTAAAAGTTATAATTTCATTATCAATATAAACTGTACCTGCTGTAGGGAAGAAACTAGAATCCTCTAAAACTATAGTATCTTGGGTATTATCCATTGCTACTGCAAGTTTACCTGAAGGACCTTCATTTGTTACTTCATAACGTACAGGCAAGTTACCTGAACGCATAAATGCTTCTGTATTAACGTTTGAATTACGCATTCTATGACAGAATACAAAATTACCATCAGAACCACGTAACATAAAATCAATAAATCCAGCACCGTACCAACTGTACTGTATGCCAATCATTTGCATTTTAGCAATATCTATATCATAACTACTTGGTCCTGTGCCATCTAGTTTATCTAAATTAAATTCGCTCTGTTTAACTTTTTTATCAACAATAAGATTTGCTTTTTTACCGCTTGTGTTTACAACACCTCTCCAATCAGGTGTAACAGTTGCTGCTGTTTGACTAGTAACAGAGGTAACAACATGTGTCATTCCTCCTATAACTATTCTATCTCCTGCTTTTAGTTGATCTTGAAATCTTGTATTAGTTCCAACCATTGTATTTCGATCAACTTCCAGAGCTACTGTACCTGCTAGTTGTCTTGTTCCAGTACGTTGTACAACACTTACTTGTGTTCCGTCAAACTCCCAAAAAATACCATTTTGATCATCAAATATACCAGATCTTACAGTTGCTCCATGCCAGCCAACTACAGACATTTGCGATCCAAATCCTAGCACTGCATTTGTATCGCCGAGTCTCCTTTGAGATCTAACTTTGAATGTTCTTTCATCTACAATATCAATAACTTCATATTCAAATTCTGGCGGTACTGCTGTTTCTGGTCCGCTATTGTACCCTGGCGTTTCAATTCCTATTAGTCTAATTCTACCACCCACTTGTACGCCGTGATCATTATCATCAGTTGTAACAGTTATAGTAGAATTAACTTCTACTCCATCGGCTGTTACACTACGTAAATCATAACTTGGTGCAAAGAGTGCGCCAGTTGTGTACATAATGCCTTTACCTGATTGGTATCTGATATATTTTTTACTTTGACGTATTGCTTGTGCGCCGTGTTGTGGGCCGCCGGTGCCTAGTTGTACGCCGCCATCATAAGGCCTGTGTACAAAGAAACTATCTGGTCTAGGATATACTATACCTTTAACGTTATTGCCATTAGAAGTATCAATAGTACCTGCTGTTCTAGCCTGATATCTTAAACTTGTTAGTGTAGGGACTTCTGTTACAAAAAATGAGCCGCCTGCAAGTTTGTGTTTATTAGTATTTGTTCCATCGTCAGAGGTAATAGCAACTATAAATGTATCTCCTGGTACTAAACCATGGTTACTATCAAATGTTACATCCAGTGTTGCTAATTCAGAAAATGTAATTAATGCATCTTTTAAAAGTAATTGTGATGCTTGTTCAGTAATAAGCACTGTTGAAATTAAATTAAACGGATCACCTGTGGAGGCCGGATTTGCGTTAACAGCAATGCTTGATATTTGACCAGTTGGTTGGCTAGATGTTTGAACGTTTATTAATATATCATTTTGTGGTGACTGTCCGCCTATAAGATTTCCTGAGATTACAATTATATCTCCATCTAGATAACCAGTACCTCCTGTAGCAAGATTTACTGTACTATACGTTCCGTTAGTTCTTGTTATATCAAATGATGCAAGAGTACCTACTGGAATATAGTTAGTACCGTTTATTGCTGTGTAAGTTTCTGTATCTAATGGTGCTGTTCCTGAATCTGTAAATGCTGTGATTGCACCCGATCCGTCTACAGAACTTATTGTAATTGTTATGTCATTAGTTGGTGAAACTGCTCCCACTGAAGTACCAGAGATTGTAAGTTCTTGGTTAGCTCCATAGTTAGTTCCTCCATTAGCAAGTGTTATAGTATAAGCGTTTGTTGCATAAGATACATTAAATTGTGCTCCTGTACCTTCTTTTACTGTAGTCTCGCTATCAGGATATGAATTTGTGTTTGCGGCTGTTCCTGCTACACTAAAAGTTAAAATTGCTCCTGAACCATCAACTGTTAAAACGGTTAATGTCAAGTCGTTTGTAATATCAACTCCGCCTAGCAAACTGCCTAATACAGTGATAGTATCATTAGCGACAAAATCTACACCAGTAGATCCGCTTTCTGCACTAAATTGCCAACTGTATGTAGTTCCTGTTCTTGTAACAGTAAAGAATATACCACTACCAATGTTATTAGTAGTGTATGTAGGATCGTCATATGAAACTACAGCATCTGGTGCAGTTCCTGACACACTAAAGCCTGTTATTTCTCCTGTGCCGGCATCTACTGTTGTTACAGTTATAATTAAATCATTTGTTAATGTAACACCGCCTAAATTTGAACCATCAATTTGTATAATATCATTTGCTTTATAATTTGCACTCGTAGTTGTTGTTGTATTCAAATTAACTGATGAATACACATTATTAACATAAGTTACATCAAATCGTGCACCAGTACCTTGTGAGCCTACATTGTTTGCAGGTACATCATTAAATGTTCCAGTACCGTCATTTGCTGTACCTGATACTACGTTTGTTCCAGTAACTCCGCCAGTGTTTATATCTATTGAAATTATTTCTATAATTAAATCATTTGTGGGACTTTCACCTCCTAAATTGTTACCTGCAACAACGATTTTGTTTCCTGCTTCGTAACCGCTACCTGCAACAGTAATAGCATCTACTGTATAAGTACCAGCAGATCTAGTTATCGTAAATTCTGCTCCTACACCTGTGCTTTCTTTATTTTCACCTCCAACATTAGTATAAGTTGCTCTATTTCCTATTAATCCCGTTGTAAGTCCTTTTGAAAGATTTACGGTTGAGCCAACAACACTTGTAACATATGTTGCAGAACCGTCACCGCTATCAACAGCAAGATTAGGCACAATACCTGCAGAGTCAACAACTTCTATTGCTGTATC